GTTGCAATATCACCTAAACTTAATTGTCCTGATGCTGTTAGTGCCATTACCCAATCTTATTTTTAAGTTCATCAATTTGTTTTTGTTGTTCTTTGATAGTTTCTATCAATAGTGGTATTATTTTTTCATACCGAACTGCTTTCATTCCACTATCTCTTATTTGAACTGCCTGTGGTAAAACTAATTCTACTTCTTGTGCAATAACCCCAACATCATTTCCTACATTACCATGTACTTCCCAATCTTCAATCCAATCAAATTCTACACCACTTAATTTTTGTAATTTTTCTAATGGCGATTCGATTAGTTTTATATTTGTTTTCCATCTTTTATCTGATGATGAATATGCTACTATATCATTTGATGCATCAATTCTACCATTAGTTGCGTTTGCAGTTACACCCACACCTAATGAACCCCCTGTAACATTAAGGTCTCCATTCATAGTAAGGTCGCCTGCTAATCCTAACTCTGAGCCATCAAATGTTAGATTTGCTTCTCCATTTCCACCACTCGCTCCCGTTGATGTAATAACATAATTATCAGTTTCATTTGTTACAGAAAATAATCCTGTTAAGTTTGTGCCATCTCCTGTAAAACTTCCTGTAAATGAACCTGTTACGATTGCGGAATTACCATTAACTATAATCGCTTCATCATTATAAGTTCCTATTTTAACTGTATCATCTGAGAATACTTCAAAGATTGGAATACCTGAAATATCATTTACTGAGAATAAAGAACCAGATAGTTCATCTGTTACTGAGAATAAAGTACCAAGCCCACCTTCAATAGTAAATACATCAGTATCCCCAACAGAACCTGACCTATATATTTCTACTGAACCCGTTACTCCTAAATCCCCTACACTTAGCGAATTTAAAATTGCATCACTACCAGATGTGATGACTTTTTTCCAATTTGGCATATATCTCTCCTATTATGGTTGGTAATGACACATCGTCACCCACTTCCGTTTGTTGGCCTATAATAGCTATTTAATATAAATATAAGAATTTTATTATTAAAGTAAAAAATCCCCATAAGGGGACTTTTAATTATAACACACTATGCGTTAGTTATATTTTTTTGAATTTTAACTGCAGTTTCAAATACTAATTGAACATCATTGCCTTTAAAAGTTGATTCTGATATTAACTGTAATAAGAACTCTAGTTCTTCTTTTGAAAATACCTCATTGTCACTTTTTTTATTTTGTTTAAGTTGTTGTAATGATGCCATAACGGTTTTTAATTTTTTTAACATTTTGATTATGCATAGATGTAAATTTCTTCAGAATCTGTTTTAATATGAATAGTACCCACACCTTGAAATGTTGGTGCAGTCGATGGTGCAGATGTGGATGATTCAATATTACCTAATTTAGAAGTTGGTGTACCACCTGTAGTTACATTATGTGCTAATTGTGATTTATATCCAAATGTTGCACCATCACCATCAGAATCATCACAGAAAATAGAGTGACCTGCTTGAGCAGTTCCGTTTCCAGTACCACCAAATATAATTCCACTATCACCAGAGGTTGAACCTGAGTTTAATAGAATAAATTGGTCTTCTACATTTAAGTTAGTTACTTGTAATTCAGTTTTTGTGCCTGTAATTGTTAAGTTACCTGGTATAGTAATCGTATCACTAGCATCACCGATAGTTGCCGCTCCTCCTAATGAAGCGTTTAATGCTGTTTTAACATTTGTAGTATCAGTTACATCAGCAGATGCTTCAATACCGTCTAATTTAGAATGGTCTGCAGTAGTAAAGTTTTCATCTGTTTGAGATGCTACAACAAAGTCCATATTTCCATTAGTATCATCGTATGTAACTGTGATTCCAGTTTTTGTACCTCCTGTTGCAACTAATGGGCCCGCGATATCTTGTACTTGTTCTGTGCTTAATTGAGTATTTGTATCAGTTGATGAAATAGTACCATCACCTGCAATTGCTACATTAGTACCAGCTGTAAGAGCAGCAACAACGTTAGTCGTATCAGTTACGTCAGCACCAGTTTCGATACCTGTTAATTTGGTATGGTCTGCTGCAGACATTACACCTGATACTGAATCTGTAGCTGCTGGAATTATTGCGTTAGTACCATCTGAAGATACAATTGTTCTAGCACCCGTTGTACCTGTGATAGATAAGTTAGTAGTAACGTTAGTAGCTTTAGCTGTATTTGTAGCAACATCAGCTGCAATTGAAGAACTTAATGCTGTATGTGAGCCTGATATCATTGTTGGAGTCAGTGCTTTTACTAATGCAATTGTGGCTAATTCAGTATCCATTAATGCTCCAGCAGAAGTTACATTGTCTGTATCTGTTACGTCTGCGGATGCTTCGATTCCATCTAATTTATCAAATAGTGTAGTGTTCATTAGACCTGAAACAGATGTTGTTGCTACAGGTATTGTTGCATCTGTACCATCTGAAGAAACGATTACTCTAGCTTCAGTCGTTCCAGTTATAGTTAAATTGGTAGAAACATTTGTTACTTTTGCTGTATTGGCGTCTATTTCAGCCAACAAAGTATTTGCTAGTTTGTCTTCGGTTACTGCATCATCTGCTAGTTGGGTTGTACCAACACCACCATCAGTAATCTGAATGTCGTTAGCGTTGGCAGTTATACCAGTACCACCAACAACATTTAGAGTTGCATCGCCAGTAGTTGCACCACCAGTTAAACCATCACCAGCAACAACACTTGAAATATCACCAGAACCTGCTCCTGCACCAATATCTGAAAGAACTTCTGCACCGGTTCTAAAATCTACGTTTCCACTGGTATCTAATACCAAAAACTTATCTGTATCTGTACCTGCGTTAGAAACACTACTTAGTGCTAACGCAGATAACTCTGCTGATGAGCCTGATACTATTACTTTTTTCCATCCTGCCATTTTTTGACCTCTTTAAATTCTTTTGTTCTATATTATACTAATAAATATTAACTTTTATAAATAAACGAAAAAATTACTTCCACTTATTGATATTGCACCATCTTCTCCAGTTGGTAGTGTAGTAGATTCTTTTATTATGAACGTTCCCTCTGAATTTACCTTTACCTTATCACTTCCATTAATTTTTACCAAAAACATATTGGTTGATGGTGTATCATTTTCAATTAATGAAAGAGATGATGTTAATGCTCCAGTTAATTCAACCGAACCTGTGATTTGTGCGTTGGTAGTTACAATTGATTCAATAGAATCAGAACCATTATTTTTTTTAAAAAACAACTTACCATCAAATGTGTTTACAGACAATTCACCCAATGTTAAGTCACCAATACTTGGTACTTTAGATTGAACACTACTTCTTTTTAATTTTATTTCATTAGATGCCACTATTATCCCTCAATTATTAATTAAAAACTACCACCATCTAGTGAATCAAATGATATAGAACCAGATACTGATAGTGAATCAAATGATACAGAACCAGATACTGATAGTGAACCTGATATTTGTAGAGATGATGTGGTTGCGTATATTACCCCACCATCAATTAGTGTAAATACCCCACCACCATCAGCACCTGCTGGCCCTTGTATTCCTTGAGCTCCAGTTTCACCTTGAACCCCTCTGTCACCCTTTGGGCCTGCAGAATTTATCTGAACTATAGATGTTACTGGTTGAGTAACTTCAACATTAGATGCTAGATTAGTATCTATAACCTCAATTTTATTATTGGAGTTGGTTACAGTTACTTTATTATCGGCATTTGTTATATTTACTTTCTTAGATGCCATTTTATCGCGTTACCTCTTTAGATAAGTTTACCTTACCTTCTAGCAATCTAACCACATATTCAGAATTACCACTACCAGAGTAGATTTCCAAATCATAATGAGCAGTTGTAAAATCTAATGCGGATGACGTTACTGCTGAAACATATATTCCGATTGAACCAGATGATAGTGGTGTACTTCCGTTTGAACCACTAAAGTTTAAGCCTGTATTATCTGATTGTAAGGTACTTGATAACGTTAAATACACATCAGATGACCCAATCGTTGGTCTTACTTGCATTCTTCCATTATATGACGTTAAATCAATAGGAGTGTCATTAGAATCTTTGTATTGTATTTCAAATTCTAATGTTGACCCTTGTTCTATTGTAAATGAATATTTTCCTGCTGACATAGTTACCTTTGATTAGTGTTTATAATAAATATATACAATTTAATATTCTGTTAATAATCTTAAAATATCATTTAAAGATTCATGTCTATGATTATCCTTTAATACAACATCATAGACCCATTTTGAACCTTTTAATTTAGGAACTTCATGTATTGCTGAATCATTCCTAAATTTTAAATCAATTTGTTGTGGGTCACCACATAATATCATAGTAGAGCCTTTACCGACACGACCCAACACCATAAGAAGTTGTTGTTTAGTTAGATTTTGAAACTCATCTACTATAACTATGGAGTTATCAAATGTTCTTCCTCTAAAGTGTGTTAATGATACTAATTCGATTTGCTCATCTACCATCATTTTATCTAAAATAGCTGGTTTGTTATAAACTTTTCTCATATTAGATTTGATTGGTACTAACCAAGGCTCCATCTTTTCATCTAATGAGCCAGGTAGAAACCCATTGTCCTCATTTGATACAGTTGGTCTTGTTATAACTATTTTATTAACTTGTCTTTTAAAAAACATATCCAATCCAACTTGACACGCTAATAAAGTTTTACCACTACCTGCTTGGCCTATGATAAAATTAAACGGATGATTGAGTATTTCTGCTTTTGATGTTTTTTGTTCATCTGATAGTGAAATTGTAAATTTAATGTTTCCTTTAGGTGGTTTTCTTTCTACGTTCTCTGGCATATGTAATCCTATATTAAATAACCTTTAGTATAAATATCAAGTCATTTTTTATTACAACATTTAAGGCATAAAAAAAAGGGCCTACCGAAGTAAGCCCTTTTAAATTAAGTATAAATTCTATAATCTAATGATTACTGAATTTTGTGTAGTCCATCCACGTATACTTTGCCATAAAATTCGCCCCTTAGCATCTTCTTAGCGTAACGAGTCATAACGCCCTTACGAGGAGTGAAGTTTTTAGGGTCATATACCAATGGAGTCATAATCAATGGAATATATGGAGAGTAAACTGCTCCAGTTTCAAGGAATTGTGTTCCTCTATATCCCATTAGGATTACGTTCTCTTTCATATAAGGATTCTTATATACTTGGAATCTACTGTTCAATGAACCAATTTTAGTTACACCGAATGCAAATTGAGCATCACCGTTATCTGCTGTTGAAGCATATCCTGGGATAGATTCAATAATTGTTGCAACATCAGGAGATACTACCATAAAGTTAGCTCCACCTCTTAATGTTTTTTGGTGAATCTTGTTAGATACACCAGCAACTACAGTTCCAAGTGTTTGAAACCATGCACTTTGGTTGAATGCTGAAGCTTGAGCTCCAGTTGTAGAATAATCAGCAAATGCGCTTCCATTCCATTCTCTACCTACTTGTGTAGACCAGTAACCTGTTGATTTAGCACCTGAGATTAACATATCTAAGATTTCAAAATCAATCTCTTGTGAGATATATTCTGACAACATAGAAGTTAATTCAGCTTCAGCATCGATTGAATGATAAGCGTTCAAATCTTGTGCGAATTCCGGAGTCCATTGTGCTTTCAACTTACGTGTCTTAGCAACAATTGGTAAACTCTTCATTTCAACATTCAATTCTGGAATATCGATA